ACGATCACCACTACTCCACCCGGGGGCTGGTCGACCGTACTGACCAGGGCCGTCCAATTACCATAGTCCGATTCGATCCAGACCAGGTCTGCGGGCTGGACGCTGATGAACTCGGTCGACACGTCGTTGCCGTTGCCGTCGAGAATGGCGATGGACAGGTTGCCTGCCCCATCGTTGGAGATCGCACCAGGGGTGGCGCTGGCGACCGACGAGTACCGCCAGCCCGTCCCGATGGCCACCGCGTCCACCGGGGGCGTTGAAGGTGTGGTGCTCGCGCGAACGAGCACCGGCATGGCGAGGCCCAGCGTCTGCGGGAACCCCTTCTTGTCGATCTTCGGCTTGCCGCTGCGAACTTTGTCCCAGGCGGGCGAGCCATCGAGGCCGACTGTCGCCTGTGGGCGCTTGGTGGGGCGAGATTTGTCTTGGATGCGAGTTCCCATGCGGTCATTCTCGCAGAGAACCCCCCGAAGTCAACGACTTCTGGCGTAACGCTTGCCGATCGGCACAGGAATCTTCCAGTTCGGCTTCTTGGACGTGAGACTTGTGAGGGTGATGCCGTCGTCGTAGACCTGTTTCGACCACCAGTCGATCGAACCGGACGGTGGGCCGGTGTCCACCTGGAACTCTGGGAGCCAGACGTGCTTGAGCATCTGGTTGGCGATCGCCAGGCTGATGGTGCGGTCATCGAACGGCGACCCGGACATCTTGCCCTTGTCGTCTCTCGTGAAGGTCCGTAGCTCCGCAATAGTCTCGTCGTCATGGAGGATCATGACGCCGTCCCGGAGAGCTTTGTTGAGTTCGTCAATCATCAGTGGCTTCGTTACCTGAGTGGTACGGAAACCGAGGATGTCAGTGGGGATGGACTTCTTGTACTGCGGCGACCGCTGGTAGTACAGCGGTCGGTAGCGGAGACGCTGGATGGCCTTGAGCGTGGAGAGTCCGTGGTTGTTCGATTCAACACCTACGAGTGCGTGGTTGTAGAACTTGCCGAGTCGGACGAGAACATCCGATCCGAACAGGTCTGGGTCGATACGGCCGTGCCAATGGGCGACGACTTCATGATTTCGGGCGTTGATGATGTGGGCAGACGAGTAGTCGCCGTGCTCAAATCCTTGCGAGGGGTCGGCGCCGATGACGTACTTGCCGTCGTCCTTGGGCCATTCCCAGATGCGTAGTGCGCCGCCGTCCTCGGTGAACTTGAGCCGGTCATCGAGGTAGCCGCGAGCGACCGGCTTCGATGTCTCGATGGCCCGCAGGAACTCCAGGTTGAACACGGGGCGACCGGATTTGAGGAAGGCGTCGTCGGGGTTGTCGGGGTACTCCTGCGCCATCGTGTGTTCCTGCATGTCCAGCTTCTTGAGGTCGTACCACTCCTGGGTGCGTCCGTTGGCTGACCACGGGAAGAACAGCGGGGTGAAGCGGTTGAGCCCGGCTTCGGCTTCGACCCACAGGCGGTGGAACAGGTTGCCTTCACCGTTGGCGGTGGAGAGCATGATGACGCGACCGCCGACATCGGCGACCGGCTCGATGGCCTGCCAGGCGTCCTCGGAGTTCGGGAGGAACGCCAACTCGTCCACGACGATCAGGTAGGCGGATTCGCCGCGGGCCGGGTCGGACGCTGACGGCAACGACTCGATGGTGGATTCGTTGGTGAACTCGATCTTGGTCTGCGTCATGTTGATGGCGGGGCCGCGGAGCTTCATCCATTCGGGCAGGAACCGCCAGCCGTACTTGGCCTTGCCGAGCAGCTTGATGGCCTCGCGTTCGGTTCGCGACAGCATGACGACGGAGCGGTCCGGGTAGAAGAACGTGAGCCAGAAGGCGTAGGTGGAGATCAGGGTGGAGAACCCGATCTGGCGCGCCTTGAGGATCAGGCTGTAGCGAGTGTGCAGCCACGACTCGACGGTCTCGATCTGCGCCTCGAACGGGTGGAACAGGATCTTGCCTTCGGAGGGGTGGCGGATGTGCCAGTAGTTCTCGCAGAAGTACAGGAAGCCGCGGAGTAGTTCTTCTTCGGTGCGCTTGACGATCTTGCCGTTGGCGTCCTTGTACGGCATCGGCGCGCACATGCGCCACTCCCGCTCCCACAGCAGTTCATCGAAGCTGTAGCTGTCGGCGCTGGTGACGGTCATGCGGGCGGGCCTTTCAGGTCCAGCCACAGGTCGAGGTACTTGATGTCGAACTGGGCGATCCCCGGCTCCTTGCGCGCCTCGAACTCCAGAATGAAGTTCTCCTGAGGGCCGTAGTAGCGGGGGAAGCCGTAGACGATCGGGACTCTGTCCTGCGCGTCGGGGGCTTCGTGAATCCAATCGTTCCACGGCCCTCCGTTGGTGCGCCACCGGAAGTAGACGCTGCGGTTGGCGGAAGGGAAGGTGTAGGTGATCGACACCCCGACGAAGTACAGAGCCTCGGGCAGATACGCGACGGCGAGAGTGGCGACCGGGGTGTAGGTGTCGGGGATGTCGTTGACATCGGCGACCTTGGTGAAGTAGAACGGCGGGAGCAACTCCGGGTTGACCGACTGGTCCCTGTTGGTCCTCTGGATGGGTGGACCGCTGATGATGTAGTCGATCTTGCGTTTCAGGTCGAGCAGGGCTCGCCTGGTCGCCGGGTCCGGCGCGGACTCGAAGCCGGAGTAGCCCTTACTCGACGGCACGGAGCCTCTGGTTCTTCTCGGCTTCGGCGCGCTCTGCGATCAGTACGGCCAGCTGGTCGTCGGTGAGTTCCTGGGTCGGCTTGCTGCTGACCTCGACCTGCATCTTGGCGGGCTTGATGGAGCCTTCGATCTCGAAGTACGCCTTGGCTGCCTGGACGTGCTTCGGGTCGTCGTTGTCGGTCGCGGTCTTGAAGAGGGTCTCCATGATCTCGGACTTCTTGGACGGGTCGCCGATGGTCTTGAGGTACAGCTTCTCCCAGGCTTCGAGGAACTCCTTGTCGTCGCGCCAGTTCTGGAGGGTGCGCCGATCTACGCCGAGGCTGTCGGCCAGGTCGGTGTACGTCTGGGGTTCCCGTTCCTTCTTGGGGGTGCAGAGCCAGTGCAGCAGCGTCTGCTTGCGCCAGTCGGTGATCGGGATGACCATGTGCTGGCCCCGACCGTCTCCATCTCCGTAGGGGACTGCCATGCGGCCATTCTGCCACGGGAGTCAAGGCTGTGGACGAACCTGTGGACAGCCCTGTGGACAAGTTCTTGAAATCCACAGGTTGTCCACTTGTTACCCACAGGCATAGGGTCGTATAATGGCTCCTATGAGTAACAAGCGAATCACCGATCCACGGCAGCTGCCAGTCCAGCTGAACGTGCAGATTCCCTGGTCGTTCAGAGAGTTCCTGATCGACCAGGCCGAGCTAGAGGGACTGAGCCTCGCCAAGTTGGTGACCCGAGTACTGATGGCCGAATACGGCACGGCGTACCGGCGTCAGGAGATGACCTACGAGAGGGAACTGGAGAGCCAGGCGTGACCGCATGGATCGGAATTGATCCAGGGCAGACCGGTGGCCTCGCCTGCGTCAGCAGCGACGGCGCGCTGCTGTGGGCGATCTCCATGCCAGCGATCTCCGGTGAGGTCGACGCCGTGTCGCTCGCCAACATCCTCGCCCACATCATCGAGAACGAGGCGAAGCATCACCCGATCAAGGTCGCCATCGAGCAGGTCCACTCCATGCCGAGGCAGGGGGTCTCGTCCAGCTTCAAGTTCGGCAAGAACTTCGGCATCGCCATCGGGGTCGTCGCTGCGCTCCAGCTACCGCTGCACCGCATCACACCGCAGCAGTGGAAGAAGCAGTTCGTCCTGATCGGCAAGGACAAGGACGCCAGCCGTGGCAAGGCGACCGAGTTCTGGCCAACGATGTCGGACAACTGGCGCTTCAAGAAGGACAACGGCGTCTCCGACGCAGCCCTGATCGCGGAGTGCGCCCGAAGGACCCTGTGATGTGGTTCTTCCTCGCCTTCGCCGTCATCTGCTTCACGATCATCGTGCTGTTCAGGATGTACCTGGACCTGCGAGGCCAGGAGCAGCGGCACAACCGACTGATGCAGTCGGATCGGCGGGAGTACGAGCGCTTCATCGAGGTGACGACGAGAGAGCTTCCGAAGGCGGCTCTACCCGACTTCTCGAAGGCCCTGGCCCCCAAACCGATCCCGGCCCACGAGATCAGATACTGGGAGCAAGGCGAACTGCCGTCAGCGAAGCAACTGAGTGAAGTGCAACGCATCTACATGGAACAGGAGATGTCCAGATACATCGACCGAGAAGAACGCCGCGACCGCATGAACAGGAACTGGTGAACAGTGTGACACCCCATAGTCAGAATCGAAGCATGGTCGAAGGGCCGCTCATCGAAGCACTCGATGAGTACCTGACCGATCCGAGAGCCCACATCAACGAGAGGCAGTTGGCGCAACTCGCCAAGGACCTCATTCAACTAGCAGGAGACCAACCAATCGTGATCGAGTACTTGAACAAGATGGCGTCCAAGACGCTGGAGGAGGACAGCCCGTGGGGGTGAACATCGAGGAGTTCGAGACACCGGAGAAGCCCGATTTCGCCCGAGCCAACGGTGCGCCGATGGTCATGGTGAACGACAGGCGTGAGCGGTACTCGCGACCGTCGGGCTTCGCCAAACCGCTGGACGACGAGTCGGCGCTGACGAACTGGCGCATCGACACGGCGTGCTTCGGCGTGGCGGGCGACAAGGCGTTGCAGGCTGCGTACGTCTCGACCAAGCGTGACGACCGCCAGGCGATCCACAAGTTGCGCGACCAGGCAATCAACGCTGGACGTGGCGACGAGGCTGCGGCGATCGGCACCGCCATCCATGCGATGTCGGAACGCTGGGAGGACCCGGACGACAACTTCGATCCACCCGATCCGTACCTGTCGGCGCTGCGTGCCTACACGCTGGAGATGGCCCGCCTCGGGCTGGAATCAGTGATGTTCGAGTGCGCCTTCGTCAACACGGAGTACCGCACGGCTGGCACTGCCGACCGGGTGTACCGGCTGACCCGTGACCTCGTGGCACCCAATGGCAACATCATCTACGCCGGGGAGTTGGTCATCGGTGACTTGAAGACGAGCAAGACGTTGGAGTACTCGATGGGCGGGTTCGCAGCGCAAACGGCCCTCTACGCACAGGGCCAGCTGTACGACGTGGTGAACGACGAGTTCCTCCCCACGCCGGAGATCAATCAGGACTGGGGCATCATCGCCTGGGTCCCGTCCAACCAGGAGCAGGGTCACTGCGAGTTCATCTGGATTGATCTGCAAGCTGGCAATGAGGCAGCATGGCTGGCCCAGATGGTGAAGGAGTACAGGAAGAAGTGGCGCAAGGCAGAGCCGGTTCGTATCCCCGATCCAATCGAGAGCGTCGAAGACGTGCTCGCCGCCGAACTTGGCGCCGAGCCCGTCGAACTCGTTGAGTGGATCGGTTTCAGGATCGCATCCATCAAGTCGCAAGGCCCCAACCACGTCCAGTTGATGATGAAGCACTGGCCCGAAGGGGTCCCAACCAAGAAGAACGATCTGGTCGATCCCGACCACATCGCACAGGTCCTCATGCTCCTCGACAACGTCGAGGCTGAGATGGGGATGACGTTCCCGGCTGGCGATCCACGCCAGACGGTCCCACAGAAGAAAGAGAGCAAGTAATGGCAGGTTTCGACATTGCAGACCTGGAGGGCGGTTCGTCCTCCTGGAAGCCGGACATGGGCGACACCATCGAAGGCACGATCGTTTCGATCAAGCGCGTGCAACAGACCGACTTCACCACGGGTGCGCCCCTGGAGTGGTCGGACGGTTCGCCACGCATGCAGACCGTCGTGGAACTCCAGACCGCCGATGGCGACGGCGAGGACGACGACGGCAAGCGCAGCATCTGGCTCAAGGGTGGCCGCAACTTCGAGGCCGCTCAGGGCTCTGGCACGTCAGGCGAGGTAGCTCTCGCCGAGGCAGCGAAGGCTGCTGGCGTCACCAGCATCGAGGAAGGTTCCGAACTCAAGGTTGCCTGCACCGGGCTGTCCAAGCCGACGACCCGTGGCTATCAGCCCGCCAAGTTGTACAAGATGAAGCTGACCCCGGCGAAGGCGTCGGTGTCGGTGGATGACTTGGGCGACTGGGACTGATGGAGGCCCAGTCTCACGGCTGGGATCAGCAGGGCAATCCGTGGTACACGC